TGGAGTATATTGCACCATACGCCAGAAAACAATACTGGGACACTTCCGAAACGAGAGATTATGATCCGAATAGAGGAGCTAAGTGGTTTGAACGAATGAAGGTGGCTGAGAAAGCCGAGATCCTGGAAGGTGCAAGGAAAATAGGAGGATAGCATGGCTGATTCAATCCTGGAGGGCATTGTCGAACATATTACGGCATGCCCTCTTTTGCAAGATGGGGTATTCCGCGTGGATGCCTTGGGGGATCAGGCTGTGGAGTACACGATCGAAACCGGAATCTTTGATCCCGTGATTAAACGGTACATCAACGGAGATGAAGTGAGACAGTATCAATTCAA